GACTTTTATCTACCCCCAGTTTAACTGGGGGTTTACTCATGCCTTTTCGGCGGACAATTAATACCGCAGGAGCCTGAACGGCTCCCACGGTAACGTAAATATTATTCGTATTTAATTGAGAAATTAAGCGGTTTCCCGATGTTCTCTTTTAACTTCACAAAATCCGCCTTCGCACTTCCGCCTGAAAGACTATTCGGACCTTCGCGTGTCATATCGAATAATACATCGCCGATTTTTACATTAATGATAGAAGTTGTGTAAATTCCCGGCTTGCTATAAAATTCTTCGATTCCCGGTATATTGATTTCGACTATCAAGTAATCCTCAATACGATGTGCGTAAACATTATTAACACGATATCCGGCACTTGTAGTATTGATTTTATCGCTTGTTGCGATCAATGTATCTTCGCCATTTTCAGTAAATATCAGCGTGCCGTGGATATCAAGCGTTGGTGCTTCACCTATTTTTGTAGCTGCTGTTGCGGTAATCTGTTCGCCCCCAGCGATTGCGTAATTATTAACCTCTTTACTCATAACATTTCCGTTGACGACGATGTTCCCGGCTTCATAGCCTACTGCGGGTACCACTTTAATATCGATTGAAGATACGGAAGCTGAATATACCTTTTTATCACCGATTTCCGCCGGTGTTGTTAAAGCACTCGGCGTAATAACAATACTCTGATGTTCAAGCTTTTTCGCTACATAGATTTTCGGGATTTCTTCCCCTGTTCCACCTGTCGGAATAGACAGAATAGCGGGTGCCATTTCAGCAGGTTTATATGTTGCGGTTGTACCTAATTTTTCTCTAATTGCATTCGCAATAGCGGCTACACTTTCGACAGATATTCTCCCTTTTGTCATGATTAAAAACTCCTTTCGTCTAAATCTACATACTCTTCTTTCCCGATTTCGGCGCTCCCGTTGATGAGTGCGTCAATGATTTCTTGCCTTGTGATTGTCATACCTCTGCTCCTTTTTTAAAATGATGTGTTATCCACATCGGAAATAGATTGTACGGCTTTTTGTATCGCCGCATATATAGCACCGGACGTCAGCATTTTCTTGCTGTTCTCCGTTGGTGCGCTGTCAAAAACTAATTTATCTTGCTTGTCGTTTAGTTCTGATTCTTGTGCGTATCCTGTAAGTGCCTGATTAAAGCCATTTGTCACCGATGTTATTGCGTTCGTCAATACGTCAGTAGACACTTTATCATTTAGTGCAGTTTCGTTTACCGGCATATACCCTAATGCCGTTTTTATTTTATTTGTCGTTAGAGAGTAATTCTCAAGACTCGCCAGTTTGTTTTTTTCTTCCGTCGTATAGTCATTTGTAGACAGCCCTTTACCGTCCACTGACTGTACGTATTTCTGCTTATTGATGTACTCTTTGACAGTATTAAGAATGGCGTTTACATCGACAATGCCGGATAAATTACCCTGCACTGCTTGATATAGCACCTCAAAATTATTAATGATGTAGTCTAAAATTCCCCGATTGTCAGAAGAAGTAAATACAGTATGCTTGCCGTAAGTCCCTTCTTGAATGATTTTATCGTTCTCATCCCTAATTTCACCGTGTTGAAATACCGTTAGCTTCATTCGCCGTCTCCTCCATTTCCACAATTTCCCCGTTAATAAGTACAAGCCGGGAAATATCCGGATATACTACATCAGATTCTACAACTGTTATCTCCGACTCTCTTTGTACTGCGCCGTTAGAAGAGAACCGACAATCGCCTCCACGATCAAATCCGTACCACAATTTATGCCTCCTTTATTTAATACCTATAACCATGTAACCACATAGCGGGTCGGGGTAATCCCCTGATATTTCTTTGGCATGCACTCTTCTTCCATTCATCGAAAAAGAATAAGTACTCCGTGCATTACTCATTAAAAACGCCGTCCACACGCAATCCTTTTCTTCATATCCTTCCGGGAGAGGAATTGTAAAATCTCCTTTCCCAGTACCTTTTAGAATCGAAACCGCCCTGACGTTGTAGCCGTTAATTCTTACAGAATTACCATCTATGGTACCCGCCTTGAGCGTCGCCCCCACGATGTTCCCGTCCGGATCAACAGAAAAAGTGTTCGACGCATTTCGTATTGTTGAACCGATTAATGTTGTCCCTGATATAGTCCCCCCGGTAAGATTACCAACGTTAGCCGATACCGCCTCAAGACTATTAACACTAATCTTATTCGCCGTTACCGCGCCTGCTGCTATCTTGTCTGATGTTACGGCATTAGCGGCAATCATACCATTCACTATGACATTATTATCAATAGTTGTCTTACCGGTGATATGTAGATAACTGCCGTCAATCGTCGTTCCTTTCGGTGTTAAGTTAATACGGTTAATGATCTCATTATCTTTTACCCGAAGTTCAATAGCATTGTTCAGCTGCGTTAAGGCGCTGTACGTCTTGTAGCCGTCTTTTTTGTTCAAATTGGACACTATCTGATTAACGGATTCCCGACTGACTTTCCCTGCTTCCAGCGCTTTTTTGATTGATTCGTCAACTTTTTTAAGGCTAATTGCCCCGTCTTTCAGCATTGATTCATCGATAACAAGTTTCACCGTGACCATGTTTGATGGTGACCTTGCACCTTCGCCAAACATGTCATAATAAGCGACAGACACTTCGTAGACGTTTTCAGGGCAAGAATACGAGTAAACACTATTCGTTGTTGTTACCCTCGTGATGTTCTTACCAGCGGGGTCTATGTATACCGCCATCCCTGCACAGTCGGCAGGGATAGGATTAGTAACAACGGAAAATCCGCCGATTGCCGATATTAAATCAGGCTTAGGTGGAGCTAACGGTGCGGGCTTGTTATACGATATTGTTGCAGGTGCGGAGTATTTCCCCTCCGTGTTGCAAGCGAACAGGTATAATGTTCCTCGCCGCTTCGAAAGTGTAACATCAAAAGATAAACCGTCTGTTCTCGCCAACAAGGCGTCGGAATCGCCGCCTGCGTTGCTGTTTGTCCTAAGTTCATAGAACTGTACGTCAGCGTTGGTTACGGGATTCCACGATAAATGCGCTACACTTCCAATAACCATTTTGAAGTTATCGGGGGTGTTTGGAATTGTGGATTTCAGCGCGACTAATTTGTCGATTTTTGGTGCATCATCCGGGAGATTAAATACACCCCGTCCATCAGCTGTGGTAATTGCTATTCTGTAGGTGTCGCCGGGTAGAGCCTGCGGAATAATCAGCTGTCCTTTTCCCTGCCCTGCGTACACCCACGCTCCAGCAAAGCCGAGTTCATCGGCGCTTAGCCCGTCTTCAATGACGATCGCCTCGCCTTGTACATGGTTCGTTTTATACCAGACGCGACCGATTAAATCTTTAGATTCCCACGATACAAGAATGTCGTATCTATGAGAACCGTTGGGCAATGTTCGGTATCTTGTGTATGCTTTGATGTTTTTTGGCGTTTCCGCGGGATGCAGCCACGCAGATAAATCTACTCTGGCCGTAGAGTAGCCGGATCGCTTGCCGAGTTCGTTTTCTGAATACACCCGGACAGTGTATTTCTTGGTTCCGTCCGCTCCAAAAGTATAGGAATTCTCGCTGTTTTCAAACCTTCCGCGGCGTACCCAGACATTAGCTCCGTCCTCTCTTGTCTCAAGATATACAGTATTGGCCGTTTTAGGATTAATCCAAGCGCAATGCACAGAGCAGTCTGTGCCGGCTCCGTAACCCGTTTTAACAGTACAAGTAATGGTAAGGTCTGTCGGGCCGTTAACGATATTATCGTATGCCGTTATTTCCGGCACTTTACTCGTATCCGGGCTGTACAATTCCGGATAATATTCGATCCCGGTAATAGTCCGAGTAGCGTCGTCCATCCCTTTTTCAATAGCTAAAACTTTAAACATTTTAGCTATTTTCCCAGTTTTACCCGCAGCATAAACTGCATCTGCAGAAAAACCGGTAGCATCGGCAACTGTTACTTTGCTTCCGTCAATTGAGATAATTGCCGTCTCAAAGATTTTATCGGTGTCCTGGTCACGGACAAAAATTGAGCTGTAATCAATATCAATAGGCTGATCCAGAGTTAATTCTTTTCCGTTAACGCTAACAATCCGACCGCCAGTGCCCCATGTCGTATTATCCGTTTGCACAAGAATGACATCACCAATTGTACAGGCGATAGCATCAACAAATGCATCAAACGAAACTGTACGAATTTCATACTTATTCGACCGAAGTTTATATCGTCCGAACGCATAAGCTTGTTTCAATGAGGTACACCCCATTAGTTCGATCTGCACCGGCTGTACATTTCTTTCCGCAGTATCGTAATCATCACCGTAGACGGTCAGCACGTCGCGTTCGTAGTTCTTGTCTTTATTCATAAAAGATATTTCAACTGCGTTTGCCCGCTGATCCCGAGCCTGAAATTCTTCTTTAAAAGAGTCCTTTTTCATGTTGGCGACAGTAAACAACTGTACAGGTGTTCCTGCGTAGTCATAGACGCAAGAGAACTTAGTGCCCATCAGCAGAATAGCTCCACGGCCAACGCGGCACGGGTAATCTTTTGCGTCCCACACGGACATAGCGCTGTCATATAAATAATTAAACGCCATCCCGGCATTAGCACATGCTGCCGCCCACGCTTTGAATGCATAATAGTCTATATTTTCTTTTCGGACGCCGTCGGCTTCATATTCAAATCCGCCCTCGGTATCGTCAATTTTTAGGCAGTGGTGCAAAATATCATAAGTAGCCCATGCCGGATTGTCTGCCGGCCGTTCTTCATAATGCTTTGTTGCCGGATTCCAGACGTTGACGTTCTTACGCGTAACGAGGCATGTCATAGATGGGTCGTTCCCAGACAACTGGTCGGTAGCCAACGCTTTAATTCCGATAAGTGCTTTGCCCGGGTACTCAAAATCGTCATAAATAACCTGCGTGACGCCTTGCCACTGCACTTTATTCGCATACCGAATAGACGTACCATCTTTTTTGGTGCATCTTGCCCGTACTTCATAGCGTGCTGGTGTCAGATCACGAACAGAATACACAAGATAAAATGATTTATTGGTGTTTTTCTTAATCCGGCCAACTTCTATATTCTTCCAGTCGGAGTCACCGACTTTTCGATACTGCGCTTCCAGTTCGACCCAAGTTTCAGAAGTACCGCCGCTATCGTTCGAATAATACAACCCTGCGGGGAATGAAAATGTTAATTCAAGCCCCTGTGCTGTATTTCCGTCTAATTTATGCGTATGCCAGTTACTGTCATCGTTGAGTTCATAAGCAAGCCCTGTATCAGCATAAGAGTCATTAAAATTCGGAATAATTTTTTGTGTATTCGCGCCCAAACGGATATCTACCTGCACATCGGCATAGTTGCTTATCGGATTTCCATTGAGTTCGATGTTAGATATTTCATCAATCGGCCCCTCGGCTACGCAGTAGAGTATATTCAGATACTGCTTTTCACCTTCGGACACGACGTGCCGTGCAAGCATAATACCCGAAGTCTTAACAGTGCCGTAAACAATAGGCAGGGGATATCCCTGCCCTGTTAACGTCGTCGGAGCGCCCCATCCGTAAGTATTTGACTGCTCAGTGTTACTTAAGTCTGCTTTCGGTGTCGGCGTCAGCTTATTAACCAGTGCGTTCCCGACCATGCCAATTGCAAGAGACAATCCCATGCGCGCCCACATGCTCATCATGCTGCTGCCGATAAGACCCGCCCCGACGCCTGCGGACAAAACAGTAATTCCGATGGATAAAATCCACCCTAAGGCTTTACCCTCGATTTTCGGCATGACAACGAGCTCTTCCCCGTCCGCGGGAATATAATCCGCATCGCAGGGGACACCATTAATTGCGTATACTTTCTCCCCTTCTTCGGAATGGTATTCTTTAACTGTTTTCCCACTGCATGACTCGTAATAATCTTTTCTCTGCCGTCGGTCAAACGGATTATTAACGATAATTACGTGTATCATTTGCACAGTCCTTTCAAGCGCGGTAAAAACTTAGAAAATCGCTCAATACACACACCACCTTCGGTTGCGTGCAGAAGTTGATTGCCGCCGAGATAGACTCCTGCGTGATCAATACTACGCCCTTTAATTGCATACACACATATACAGCCTAATTCGGGCTCCTTAATCTCTTTATATTGATTGCCGCCATCAGGAGTACCATCAGCAGTAAGCAGTTCGCGGTAATCCGGTAAACGCTTCCCGTTCCGGCGGTAGTATTCTTGCACTAAATCCCAGCATTTCATTTCTGAAAATGGTTTTCCAATCAAATCAGTTATCTCTGACATATAGTTCCCCCTGCGGTACTGTCGGGCACCCGCCAAAACGCTTATTATTACCGCATCTGCGGCAGTCCGAAAGTGTTTTATTGCAGGTTGTCACGATCCCCTTATATCCACATCTGCGCCCTTTGAATTTGAACGGACAAAAATCTTTCAATACGCGAGTTGCAGGGAAGCGTTTCTGCAACGAAAAACTGGTGCCAATATTCAGCGTTGCTGTCTTTTTATCTGCAGATGAGCCGATAACGTCGAATACTTCTTCATCTAAAATCTCATCTGGGACATTTGTATTAATAGCTTTAAGAGACACGGTAACGCCGTCCGCGCCATCATATTTTTCAAGCAAAGCCTGCATAGATCCGGTGATGTTGCTGATATTCAATCTTGCCGATGGCATCTCTGTACTACTTACTTTGATTTTATCGACGCTGAATGCGTAAGCGTAATAAGTGACGCCTTGAAATACAATATTTTCGTTGTTAGCTACTAAGTGCAGACTTTCATCTCTGCACGTAATATCACACAGAAGAAGATCAGCACCGTTAGAAGCCGTTTTATTCTTTTCGATAATTGCCGCTGTAGATAATTCCATTTATGCTTCCTCCAGTGCTATCTGCCCTGAAAACAGCCCCGGATTAACAAGGTCAAATTCAAGATCTCCGGAAAATCGAACGGTAAACGTCTGCCCTGCAAATTTACATCCCGGCTCCGGTGGATATGTCCACTGAAATTTTAAGGCGTTGCCGTATGTCTGGTCGTTAAAAAATGTGTCAAGCAGGGAATAATCGGCCGCAGGCAAAGCTGACCACTGCAAAGTAAAATGCAGCGGCTTTTTTGTAAACCTCGGCCGCGTATTAATTGTTTCATTGTCCTGTTCCATTTTGTATGTGTGGTCTACCCGCTTATGCTTTAGCGGGTAGATAGGATTTTTAATGTTCGGAAAATTCAGCATATTAACCTCCGCGAACGCCTGCTATGACATCTCGCATGTGATCTTCATTTGTGTAAACAGCATTTGCTACGGTCTGCAGAATAATCGTTTTCAGAACCCGGCCATCTGTCCGCTGCGTTGTTTGCGTTTTAGCCTGCATTGGGGTGCCGGTATTATTCTGAACAACTACCTGCACTTCTGGCGCCTGTCGACCTACATTGACACTCGGGATAATCGTGCCGGATGTGCGGGGGACGAACAGCTCCGGTCTGCGTTCTCCGACGATGTATGCCTACCCGGCGGATACCGGGCCGCCGTTAGCGCGAAAACTAAGTTTAGGCGCTACGGACGCAATCATCCGGTCACCCCAGCTCTGGCTAAAGTTGCCGCCGAGAGAAATCCCAGTTCCGAGGCCTCCCCCGCCACCGCCTAAAAACCGGCTTAAAAAACTCGTCACGACCTGTTTTGCCATGAAATTAGCGATTGCTTTTAGCATGCTTTTAAGCATGTTACTAAAAGAGCTTCCGATGTTTTTAAAATCGAGAGTCAGTACATCAGTAAACATGTCTGTAAAACCGTCAGCCATTGATGACGCGACACTGTCCATAGCGTCCTGCATCTGCTTACCTTTGGATCCGAAATTCTCGACCATCTGCTGAAGCGCCGTATTCCAAGCTTCACTCCAAGTTTTTGGTTCTTTAGCCAGCTCGTCGTCCCGCTGCTTTGTGATAAGCGCAAGCTGCGCATTATACCAGCGCTCTACCGCAAGTTTAGCTTCAACACTATCTTGAGTCAGTGCAACTTCTTTTAGCTTGTTCTCTTTTTCGCGTTTTAGCTTTTCTAGATCAATTTGATACTGTGCTTCCGCCTGCGCCGAAATGCTTTTAGTCATTTTAGCTAGTGCAAGGTTCGTATCATTAACAAGATCTGTATTAGCTTCTTTCCACTTTTTTACAAGTTTATCTTTTATAACACGGCCATATTCTTCGAGTTTTGCCTGCAGAGCGTCCGTATTAACTCCTGCAGCCGCGGCTTCTTCGATTTCTTTTTTTACTTTGGCTATTTCTCTATTCAGTTTGCCGATTCCTTTTTCGTAAGCTGTTCCTGTTTCGTCAAGGATTTTATCAGATAAATCCGAAACGGCATCGGCGATCTTTTTTGTCAGCTCTTCAATTTTCTTTTGCGCTTTGTCTACAGCACCAGCGCCACCGCCTCCTGAACCCCCGACGCTTCCGCCATCACTCACAGAGCCACCACCTTGATTAACAAAATCAGTAGGCCCCTTCTCCACTTTTGAAGTAATATTTCCGTCAATTGTCACGAGATTGGTCAGTGCTTGAAACGTTTTAGAGTTTGTAACTGCGTCTTTTGCGGATTCAATTTCTGCGCCGACCATACTTGCGATTTTTCGGATGGCTGTACCGACGACCCCGAGTTTATCAAGGCAGGCGTTTACAAAATCGACAATAGCGTTATAGGCCTGCGACAGCCAGTCACCCACAGTCGCTAAAAATCGATTAGCCAGCTGCACAATTCCGCTAAGCAATCCGTTATACAAGGTGTCAAATGCACCACTTATACCGTTCAGTACGCTTACGATATAGGATTCTACCGAACCAATAACGGCCGCAATGTCTGCGATAACGCCGCTTACCACGCGCCACACATTAACCGTCACCGTTGCCACGGTATCCAGCATATCCAAAAACAGTCTACTGTCCCTCTCTAAAAGGGGCTTGAACAGATCGCCAAGAGCGGATGACAAATTGTCAATAACAGGCATGATCGCAGAAATCCATTGCCCGATTGAATTGAAAAGGTGGCTAATATGATTCGCAAGCCCTTTTGGAACCAAGTCGTCAAAAATGTGTGACAGTCCCTTTGTATTTACGTTTTTAAGAGCTGTATTAAACACATCACGGACTTTGCCGATCGCATTTTTCATGCTGTTAAAAAGCGGTTCTCCGATTTTACCGAGTATTTGGCTTGCGTTGTCCTTAATGGTGCTCAGCATACCGGAGAAAGAATTGGACATCTTGGCCATCATGTTCGGAAACCGTTCATTCATGCCTTCCGTGAGCGCTTTTATGGCCGCGTCGGCACTGATGCCCTGGTTCCCGATATCCGACAATTGATCTGCGGCAAGTCCTAAGTTTTTAGCTAAAATATCTTTGACCTGAATCCCTAGCTGGGACAACTGCATGACATCCTGCCCCATCAGTTTTCCGGTTGTTTTAATCTGCCCCATGACGAAAGCCATCTGCTTCAATCCTTCGGCGCCTCTACCAAGACCTGCAGATGCATTTCCCACCGCGGTTAAAGTAGGGATAATATCACGCGCCTCGAAGCCGAACGCTTTTAACTGCTGCGCCGCGGGAGCGATATCCTCAAATTCGAATGGCGTATCCGCCGCAAATTTACGCAGCTGGTCCATCATAACCTTGGCGTCTTGCGCAGAGCCGAGCATAGAAGTAAATGCGATATCGGTCTGCTCCATCTTAGCGTTGTAGCCTATAAATTTATCACCTGCGGCACCGAGAGCTGCGCCTAACCCTGCAACTGCCGCAGTTACTCCCGCAATCGCCAATCCTGCGGGACCCGCTTTTGATAGAATCCCGGTAAGCCCCCCGGACGTTCCTTTTCCTATAGAATTGATTTTTTGCGCTATGCTCGAGATCTTAGATTCCGCGCCCGATGTGTTCACGTTTATTTTTATATTTTTATCTCGGAGCTTGTTCAGTTCCGCTTTAACTTTGCTGATAGACCCCGAAGCATTATCCTTTGCTTCAATTCGCGCTTCAATCGTTTTAGTGCTGCTTGCCAATTTTCCTCACCTCTTCCCGCATGATCATTTCCATCGCATTTATCTTTTTCAAAATCCCCGGAGTTACTTCAATCCCAAGTACAATTGCAACCTGAAATAATGCGTTATAATCAATTCCGATAATGTCGCCTAATCCGCTGGTACGAACTTGCCCCGCACAATAGCTCCACAACTCCCACGTTTCAGTGTTTTCTTCTGACAAAAAAGGCCTCCTATGCTCGCAATCAGCACAAGGAGGCTTCTTATTCAGTTTTCTGTGCAGCTTTTGACAATTCTCGCAGTATTCCCGGTGCGGTGACCATTCCCAGCGGTAGGCATCTGTTAGTTTTTTACTTCTGCATCCGTTCCGTATGTCTTTTCAAAAGTTTTTGTGGCAATCCGGATCATTTCGCGATAAGAGAGTTCTTCATCATCAGCAAGTTCTGGATAAACATGATCAAAAACCCATTCAAGAGCTTCAATTGTCTTTGTTTTATCTGCCTCGCCAAGCAAAACTAAATCAAGACCCGCTTTACGCAGGTCTTTGACTTGCTTTCTCGTCATTGTCTTTATTTCGACCATCAGTAAGACTCCTTATCATTTTTCAATACAACCTGCACAGTGCTTTTCTGCGCATTGCTTTCGTAAAATGCATTCCACGCAAATTTCACCGAAACACCCGCAGGACCATCGATTGGCGCATCGTGTGGTTCGATCTGCACTTCCGGGAAAATAAATGCTAAACTGCAATTTTCCGACATTTTAAAACCGATTTCAAGTGATGTTTTCGCGCCGGTGTCTGCAAGCGACATCATAGAAGTATCCATAAACAATGCTTCGATATTTCCGCTTGCTTTAAACAGCCCCTCCGGAATATCTCCGCGAATGCCACCCTTGCCTACAACATACTGATCACCATCAAGCCCTGCGTCCAAAGTAAAATCGCCTGTTTTAACAATTTCGCTTTCTATGCCGCCAATCTTGACATATGTGTGATTTTGAGAAATGGGGAGCTTCGCTACTGATGTAGCCGACGCGTCATACGTAGCGGACGCAATTTCACGCAGAGCGCCCATGATGGCCAGTTCAACTGTCATTTCACTATCTTCGCCGAAGCCCCATTTCAGAGTGTTTACTTTGCAACCGCGATATAGAAAATACTTACCTGAATCGGGAAATGCCTTTTCAAGAATAAAAGACGGCTGCGTGTCGCCAACTTTATATGTGTGCGTATTGACGCCTGTGCCTTTTACGCTTGTAGGCGCGCCAAGTAACGCTTTCAGCCAGTAGCCAATAGCGCGAAAATCCGCTGGGATGGTCACGTTTCCGTCAACGCTTACGCGACCTAAACTGGAAATCGTGTTATTACGGCTCCCTGTAATCGTATCCGAAGAAATAAGCGTTTGCTTTTTCTCCATTTCGTTTTTGTTAATCGGCAGCAGTATTCCTTTTTTCGTTACCGGTGCCTTGTTATAAGCGCTTTCAAAATCTATCGTAGTAGAGGCTTTATAACCTCTCGCTTGTACTGCCATATTCAATCCTCGCTTTCGTATACAGTAACTGTTATTTCATATTGCACGCCGTACAGCGGCCGCAAACCACCGGGATCTCCTGTCTTCCGGCTAACTCGAATATCCATGAGTTGAATAGCATTCGTTACTTTGCCCGACTCATCGCGGATTTTCTGTAGAACGTTGTCCACCTTAGCTTCCAGCGCGGCTAATTTTTCATATCCGACATATAGTTCCGTGCCGTCATAACGAATCCAGCATTCAAGATACAGTGTTATAGTTTCATAATCGACCATATCTGAATCATTATCCGGCTGTTCATTTCCGCGCATAAGCAGAATAATTCCGTCAGTAGTTTTAATCGTCCGCGGATCGTACGCACCCAGTTTTATTTCCTGCACCGCTTTCTGTTTTTTTAGTTCAGCCTGCAGGTATTTCAAAATATCAAACCAAGCCATACTTACCCCCGGAAAATCTTAACGGCTCGGAAACCGGAAGACTGCGAAGTACCGGTAAAGGCCTCCGCAGTCTGCAGTCGGTTCTCCAGCATTTTTACTTCATCAGAATATATCTGCACCTTTTTCGCGTAAGCATCGATGTCCTTGCCATCGCTATACATGCTGCCTGGTAAGCCGAACGATTTATTAACCGCCGTCGCGTGGAAAGCGTAAGCAGTAATAAATCGTTTAACTAATACCGTAGCCTGCACTTTTGATTTCTCAACGCCTACTTGCGACGCCAAATAATATAAATAGTCATGCGCATCGGCTAATGTTTCTTCGGTTAGAACTGGTCCCAGCAGTTCATCTTTTGTTATTAAGTCATCGACTGTTAAGAGCATTTTCCACCTCCGATTTGGCTAATTCCACATAACGATCAAAAATAGAGTCAATCTCACTATCGCACGCGTCCAAAGCGTTAAAAACAAAAGGATCCCCGACGAACCCCGGGTGCCGAACGCTTTTAGCAAAAGCAAATCTGCCGCCCGACGCCCACCGAAGAGCCTTTTTATTTTTAGCGCGAATGGTATGCGCAGGGGATCCGTGATGTACAAAATACCCATAATTTGCACGATTTAAATCCAGTGTGATAACTCCGGTCAGCCCTCCAGCTCTATAATCCGCCATTACAGACTGCTCCAAAGCGCCAGTCCTTGATTTAAACCTGTGATTATCCTGCGCGTACTCCGCCACAGTCAAAGTGCTTTCTTTAACCGCCTGCCTTAGCCGCTTCTTGAAGATATCCGCGGTACTCATTCTGCATCAGCTGCTTTTGCTCTTGAAGAACGCGTCCTTTTCGGCTTCTCCTGTGTTTCCTCGGCCTGTTCCTCGGTTTCGACGTCGG